TGATTCAATGTTATATTTATTCATCATATTTTGAACGTCACTGTTTTCACTAGTGCAATCAATATCAGAACATTTTACTATATATCCATTTACTTCTTTGTTATTATATTGTTTTTTGAAGTTTTCCCATTCAGGCATGGCTTTTTTACAATGGGGACACCAGTCTACGTGGAATAACATAATACTAACCTCTTTATTTCTACGAGGAGCATTTGGAACATCGGCAAATTTGTTTTCATTTTTCTTTACGAAATAATTGTTATAACCATACATAGCTGCGTATCCAAAAATAATAAGAGCAATTATTCCTACTATATATTTATAGTAAGGGCTAACGATTTTCTTTACCACTTCAATCAATCCAGGCATTATATAATATAACCATACTTTTTAGTTTGTAAAATAATAACGAATAATCATCTTAAATTTAGTAAATAATATTTTGTCTATATTTTATAACTTAATATGGGTAAAAATAAAACTATTAAACATAAGAAGATATATTCACTAAATGATTATAACAGCGGAGACGGTATGTTAACCAGTGTATGGGGTCCAGCATTATGGCATACTTTGCATACAATAAGCTTCAATTATCCTGTAAATCCAACCAAGAATGATAAACACAATTATCGTAATTATATATTAAATTTAAAATATGTATTACCTTGCGGTAAATGCAGAAAGAACTTAATTCAAAATTTTAAACATTTACCACTCCGAATGAAACATATGAAATCACGCGAAACCTTTTCAAAGTATATGTACGATTTACACGAACTTATAAACACAATGTTAGGAAAAGAATCCGGATTAACATATGAAATGGTTCGAGAACGTTACGAACATTTCCGAGCTAGATGTAGTATTTCTTTTAAAGAGTTGAAAACAGATGTAAAAACCAGAAAACGAAAGGAAAAAGGTTGCACTGAACCGTTATATGGAGAGAAATCGAAATGTGTTATTAAAATAATACCAAATAATGATAAAGAAGCTACTTTCCAGATTGATGAAAAATGTGTTAAGAAGATATTGGATTGATGATATATTTAGTAATTTGTAATATATCATCTTGATAGCGGAAATATATTTTAAATTATATATACGATTAAATATAAGAATGTCAGACAATTTACTAGAAAAAGAAATTACTACTAACAAAAATAAAAAACAAAAGTATATTCCTTTTTGGGGAGAAGACCCTAATGTCCTTTTTACACCCAAGTATTTAATGGAATTCTTTCCTACTGAAAATATGACATACGAACAAAAATTAAACTCTATCACCAGAACCGTAATTATATTAACCATTATAAGTATTGTAATTTACGGAGGAATTCGCCATTTTATCATTGGTCTCATTACTATGGCTTCTATTTTTATCCTTCATCATTATCATCAAAAAGAACAGAAGAAGGTTGAATCAAAAAAGGTTGTTGAAGAAGTAAAAGAGAGCTTTGAGAACCCAGCAATTGATTATTTAACACAAGAAGGTGAGGAAATACCTAATGACCTTTTTTCTGAACCTGAACCCAGCAACCCTTTTGGTAATGTTATGATGACTGATTATGATTATAATCCTAATAAAAAACCAGCACCAGCTGCATTTAACCAAAATGTGAATGATAAAATATTGAATAATGCCAAGAAAATGGTTAGTGAAGCTAACCCCGACCAACCAGATATAGCTGATAAGTTATTCAAAGATTTAGGAGACCAATATGTTTTCGAACAATCGTTACGTCCATTTCATTCAAATCCTAGCACTACTATTCCTAACGACCAACAAGCATTTAGTGAATTTTGTTATGGTAGTATGATTTCTTGTAAAGAGGGTAATAACTTTGCTTGTGCTAGAAACTTATCTAGACATACTAATTATTAATTTTTATAATTTCAATATAATAATTATTACCTTATATTGAAATTCATTCTCTATCTATAATATAAATACAAGATGTCCACAGTTAGTCCTTATTTGTTTAATAATACCGATCGTATTGGTTCTGATAAAACCGACCAAACTCAAAATAACGTCCATAATACTAGATATGCTAATCATAATTTAGCAAGTTTTTTCAGTGAAAATACTTCTAACGAGCATGTTAAATTTGCCGTCCAACAACCTACTATGATGTTTAGTGGAAATACCCACGGTAATGGTTTGAATGGTAGTGTCATTGATAACGAATCTACTTTGTTTATGAAAGCCGAACAAACAACACCTTTTGAAAAATTACAATTATTTCAGCGTCCTTTTGCTACTGTCCCTTACCTAGGACGTGGTAGCTGTGACCCTGCTCTTGAATCTCAACTTCAGCACGGTGAAGTTGTTGCTGGAAAGAAGAGTGTATCTACTATTATGGATAAGTCTTTCTCCCAGTATCAATTATATCCTACTGACGATAAGATGGAAGAGCGTGTAAAAGATGCTTCTTACACTGTAGAGGAGGCTGCCCTAGATGGATGGGTTCGTGGAGGTCAATCTACACGCGAAATGTCTAATGATGAAATCATGCAGCACTCTAACCGTCCTAATGGAAATTTTTAAATAATTGACGTAATATTCATATAGTATATTTTCATACTATATGAGTTTTTGATTATAACTAATATTTGACTCTAGTTTGATATTATATTATCAAATATTTTCATAACTTTTTCAGGTGTATAATCTTTGTAAGCATTCCAGTCTGAATATTGCAAAATTATTTTTTCAATATTTAAAAAAATATTTATTAATTCATCAGTATTATTATATATTACAGCCTTATCTTTTAATAATAAAATATGTTCCAAGTCACCTGTTCTAGAAGTAATAATAGGTTTATTTTTTATTGAAAATTCAGCAATAGATAGTCCAAAAGTTTCACCGTCTGATCTAGCGTGTATCATTGCGTTACAAGTATTTATAAATTTTGTTTTGTAAATCCTATCTGTATTTTTTTTCAAATAAATAATATTTTGATGATGATAAAACTCAAATGTATTCATAAACAAAAAATAAATATTATTATCCTTGTTGATATCTAAAAATTGTTTTATTGCATTGTGTGCGATAGAGATATCAAATTTATGAAACCCTCCATATCTTCCTATTACAATAGCGCCTTCAGGAATATTTAATTTATCTCTTAAATTCTCATCAATATTAGGTAAATCGACAATATGAGGTAATACTGGAATACTTGTATTGAATTTATAATTTAAGTAATTACCAATAGATAAGGTATAGTTACCTTCAGGAAACAATGTATTAAAAACGCAATGTTTAATAGTTTTGCATTTATTCCATATGGATTCATTATTAAACTTATAGATATCAGGGTCACCACCGGTCAATGTATAGAAAAAGTTTAATTTATAATTCTTAATGATGTGTTCCATATCAGTTATATCATTTATTTGTATCATTTCAAATCTAGAATTAAATTTTGTAAATGTATCTTTTATATCAGGAAAACCGTATTTTTTTTGTGCATTATTTGAAAAATATATTATATATGATTTATTTTTTAATAAGTATTCGTTATAATGTGCATAATCATATATAGCAATTTCAGTACCCCTTTCTGAAAAATGTCTTACAAAAAATCCTATATTTTGAATACTATCTGTATAAAAATTAGTTAAATATACATCATATTTTGGTGGTAAATTGTTATTATCTTCAATTGGAACATATAGTATGCTATTATTCTCTCTATCAAATAAATCCTTTCCATTTTTTATTCGTTCGCTTATTATTTTTTCTTCAGTAAATTCCACTTTATTGTATTCTTGATGAGAAAAATTTTCTAATTTATTTTTTATAAATTTCTCATTTCCAAAATAACTTAAATGCCACCCTGCGTTTTTAATAATCGGACAATCATAAAACCGTATATCATCACAACATATATTCAGTTCTTTATATTTGTTAAATGTAAGTATTTTGGTATGATACCATTTATGATTCATCTTACAATTTAAATTATAATAATAAAAATCCAATTCAATTGTATTAATATCTACTATAATCTTGTCATTTTTTATTTGTTCTAATGTTTTTGGATTAGGAATTTCGTCTACATCGGCAATTATAATAAAGTCATCATTATTAAGTTCTAATTTATCTATTCCTCGTGAAATACAATTTCGTTGAAATTTTTCATTATTCCATTGTTCGTTTTTACCAATATTTATATCCGGATATTTATGTGGAAAATCATCGACAATAATGTGTATTATTTTGTGATTGAATTTTTCGAATAAGTGTTTGTTTTCTTGATAAAATAGTGGTTTTTCTTTACCTACAAACGTATGTGTTGCTTCCACTAATACAAAACAATCTACAAACTCGTTTAAAATATTTAATCGGTATGTTAGCATATCTAGTTCATTATAAAAAATGAAACAATCTATTATCTTTCGTTGAATATGAGAAAAATTATAATTATTAGAAGGATATATATCAATATAATGGTTAATTTTATCAACATTAAAAAAATCTTCATAGTCAATTTGCTTTAAGTTGGGGTATTTATTAACAAATTGTTCGTCCAATTTATAACTTGTTTCTGACAATACGTTAAATCCTGCTTCTAATAATCTATCACAACGAATGTGTTCAAAAATATTTATTGGTTCATAATTATAATCAGCATGAATATTTAATATAAATTTACATTTAGCTAATTCATTATCACGGTCATTTTCCCATCCAGTAATTTGATTTACTTTAAAGTATGTAGTAATATAATCTACTATACGTTTTCGTCGTGGATGTAATACTTTATTATATTTACTTGAAGCCGCACCACAAATAATACCAAAGTCATAATCTTTTTTTGTTTGAGCGTTAAAATTAATAAGGGTTGATAATTCATCTTTTCCACAAGTGTATGGTAAATACGTTTTGTCTTGAATGTTAATTTTATTTTCTTCTAATATTTTCAAGTTACTCTTACTATAGTCATAATATTTCCAATTAGGATATGTAGTAAAAATCTTTATAATATTATCTAATCTAAATTTGAGATTTAATGGTTCTGTATTAATAAAACTAAATTCAGTATTTGATAATTTATTTATTAACTCACTATCAAATACTTCATATACAAATGTTACTTTGTTAGGTTTATTTACCAATAGATCATCTCTATTATTAGTTAAGTAAATAAAAAGGTCTGGATAAATGAAATTTAAATTATCAATGTATGTTTGAATCGTTTCCTTTTTAAAATTCAAAGAACAATAAAACGTCCACTGTTCTTTATTACTAGGTGTTGTTGGTGGTAAGAATATAAAATCTGGTCCTTTTATATGTTCAATAGCATATCCATTATTAATCAATATTTTAAAATGATTTTTAGCGTGTTCTAATGAATATTCTCCAAAATGATTTTTCCATATTTCCAAAGTAATAATAGGATTACATTTTTTAATAGTGTTTATAGCTCCCTCAATAACATTTAATTCATATCCTTCTACATCTAATTTAATAAAATCTAATTTTTCTAACTGTAAAGAATCAATAGTTATTAAATTTACTGGAAATTCAGATTTATTGATTTTACGTTCATAATTTGGTACCCCCATTGGATTATTAGATAATCCAGAAGCACCTGGATTATTTTGTCCTATCCATTCAAAATAAGCAACATCTAATTTATTAGATAATCCATCTCCATATACAGTTACATTATTTATATTATTTATTTTTAAATTTTCTTGTAATATAGCATTACTTTTAATCATAGGTTCAAATGCTAATACGCGTTTACTTAATAAAGCTAATTTTAAAGTATGAGTACCTATATGACATCCACCTTCTAATACAATACTATCTTTACTAATATATTTTTCAAATATTTTATGCATATGAGATTCCCACACGTTATTTTCACTTATTACTTTACTAATAGGGCAATTATTTATTGGATATGTTAAAAAATTTATTCCTCTATCAAAGTGATAATAATCAACTAAATAATAATTATTACTTATCGTGTAATTATTTTTCTTACTGGGTATTTCCCGTTTTTGATATACATTTGCGATAGGTAAAAACAGTTCATTATATACAGGTCTTGTTTGTATTGTCATATCTTCATTCATGACTCCAACTGTTCCAGCATTGTTATTTATGTATTCAATATATTTATTAAATTGACTTTCTAGTATGGTATAATCTATATTTACATCACCATTATATTCGTTATCATATACCTTAAAATAATGTTCCATATTTTCTTGCTTTCCAGATAATCTTTCTTTAACGGCACCAAAGTTATTATATAATAGCGGTAATCCAGAATTTATTATTTTTGTAAGTAAATATCCATAAGTTTCTCCCCATTCATTCAGTAGTAAAAATCCGTTAATATTATATTTCCTTATAAAATCATAAAATTCGTTCTCGTTATAATATGGAATATTATGTCCTACAATTTGAAATTGAATGGTGTCACACTCATATTTGCTTTTTAAATAATTCACGTATCTTTCACCTTTAAATTTACATAGTGGGGAGAACACACCAATATTTACACATTTATTTTGTATTTCAGGTATATTTTTAATTCCAAATTGAAGATTATAGTCATTAGGATAGCACATTATAAAATTAGATGTGTCAAAATACCTTGAATAAATGTCATATGTAAATTGTGAATTCATTATTACTTTATCAGCTAATAACAATAAATTAGTTATATCTTGCGATATATTGATATTATTGTTTAAATAGGCTGAAGGTATATCGTTAGTATATTGATGTTGTTCTTGACAAAGCCAAATAAAATCATGTATACTAATAAATAAACTGAATTTATATTTATCATGAATACTAATAATGTCATTAATTTGAATATCGCAATATAATAAATTTTGTATAAATAGTATATCTTTATTATTATAATTCATATTATATAGCATTTCCTTATTTTTTATAAAAATATATTCTTGATTGTCGTATAATCTTATAATATCATTAATATATTTTTCAACTCTACCGTTTTTATTATTATGAATAATAAATATTCGTTGGTTTGATGATGTTATTTCTTCAATGTTATTTGTAATAATTTCATAATCACAGTGATCATTTTTATACATCATATGAAAAAAATTTACTAATTCTTCTTCAGTACAATCTTTATAACTATAGCATTTCATTCTATAAAATCCTAGTGAATTTAATTTATTCCATACTTCTGGTAGTGT